AGAAAATTTCGTGAGAACACCACCGTACCGCTGATGGCACTCAACTTTCTGGAACCCTTGATTGATCCGCCGCCATCGCTGCGGCCTTCAAGCCCACGGGCCAAAAACCGCTCGGGCGCGATCATCAATTACATTCAGGAATTGACGGTGCCGAGTGGGGTCGGGGCCGGCAAGCCATTCCGGCTGCGGGAATGGCAAAAGCAATTCATCCGGGATGTGTACGATCCGGTCGACCCGGGGACCGGGAACCGGATTGTGCGGCGCGCGATCCTCTCGATGGCGCGCAAGAATGGCAAGACCGCATTGATTGCGGCGCTCGTGCTGGCGCACCTGGAGGGACCGGAAGCCATTGCCAACGGCGAGCTATATTCCGCGGCCAACGACCACGAGCAAGCCGGCATCGTATTCCGGTTCTGCCATCAGATGGTCGAATGCAATCAACGTCTGTGCGAGATGCTCAAGGTTAAGACATTCGGCAAGGAGATCCGGAACAAGTTCAACGGTACGCTCTACAAGGCTATCACCGCGGAAAGCGGGACCAAGCACGGGCTAAACCCCAACCTCGTGATCTATGATGAACTAGCGCAGAGCAAAAGCCGGGATCTCTATGATGTGCTCGATACCAGCATGGGGGCGCGGGAAGAGCCGCTATTTATTGCCATATCAACGCAGAGTAACGACCCGGAACATATCTTTTCGCGCCTGATTGATGACGGTTTGCAGGCCAATGATCCGAGCATTGTCTGCCATTTGTATGAGGTCCCGCTAGAAGAGCCGGACGTGTTCGATCCGGCATGCTGGAAAAAGGCGAATCCGGCGCTTGGCGATTTCCGTAGCCTAGAGGATCTCAAGTCGATTGCCGCCAAGGCGAAGCGGCTGCCGGCCGAAGAGCCAAAGTTTCGCAATCTTTATCTCAATCAACGGGTCTCGGCGGAAAGTTCGCTGATCTCGCGCGCCGATTGGATGGCATGTCAGGGCGGCGCTGATTTCGAGGATGGCGAGCCAGTGTGGCTAGCGCTCGACATGTCGGCCAAAGTTGACTTGACGGCGCTGATCATGGGCTCGGCCGGCGACGACACCCGGATCGCCGCCTACATCTGGAAGCCGCAAGATTTCCTGTTGGAGCATTCCGACCGGGATTTCGGATCCGGCAATGCCCGCTATGTGGATTGGTTCAAGCAAGGGCACTTGCTGGCAACGCCGGGCCGTTCGATTGATCCGGAGCTTATCGCGATGAAGATCGGCGAGCTTTGGAAGCGCTACAAGGTGCAGGGCTTGGTTTATGACCGGTGGGGCATGGGCGAGCTTCTGCGCGCGCTCGACGGCATCGGGCTTGCGGCGTTCGAGCACAACGAAAAAAACAAGGGCTCGGGCTTGCGGCTTTATCCGTGGGGACAGGGTTACAAGGACATGGGGCCGGCGGTGGAAGCGTTCGAGGTGGCGGTGATCAATCGCAAGCTCAAGCATCCGAATAATCCGGTCCTGACATGGTCGATTGCCAATGCGGTGGCGACCACATCGCCGGGCGGCTATCGCAAGCTCGATAAGGACAAGGCGCGGTTTCGCATTGATCCAGCGGTTGCGCTGGCGATGCTGATGGGCATCAAGGCGCGCGCGAATAAACCCACGCCGACGTTCCAGATGTTTTTTGCCTGATGCCTGCGCTCTATTCGCGCGCCCGCGGGCATGATCCGAGCGGCGATAGTCCAACCGGCGGCGGCGGGTTGCCCAGCGGTGTCAGCTTGGTTGCGGCCGACGGGGAAACCATCAGCAGCGGGGTGCAGAGTAACAACTATTGGTCGCGCAATGGTTTTAGCTACGCCGCCGCCGCCGGATTTGATTACGACAAGGTTATGATCATCGCGTGGTGGCCGGGGCTCAGTAATGCCCAATACGTCAAAAACATGTGCGACGTCGGGGTCAATGTCTGGGGGGCGCTTTCCGCCTCGACGGTGGGCGCGGGAAGCAATGATGCCAATTCGTTGACCTATTTGGGCCCGGCCGGCGTTGCCAACGGCACGGTGCCGACGCCGGTTTATCTGATCCAGGGCTGTTATGGCGGCAGCGATCCAATCGTTAATAGCCCGGTGGATAGTCCGCCCTTCATCAGTAATGGCTGGATTGGCTGGATGACGGCGGCGGGCGCCGAAACCATCGGATTTCTGCCGGTTGACGAACCGAATTGGTGGAATTCGGATGCGACCACCGATTTGGTTCACTCGTTTGCCGCAACCAGCACGTGGGCGCCGAGTGTCCGGATGCCGGCGAATTTCCAAGATGGAAGATTCGCGTGGGTCAATTTCACCCACCACATTCTCAACGATATCGGCACCGTGTATAATTTTTATAATCAGGGCAATTATCCGGCGATGGCGGCGAATTCGCTCAACAATAGCACGGCGGGCGTGAATTTCGGCACTTCGATCAACGCCATGACGCCGACCGAAATTCTCTATACGCAAATACTCAATCGCGACGGCAATCCGCGCCACATCGATCTCACCGGCGAGGATATGTACTGGTTTAGTGATCCTCCCTCATCCAACATCATCAATAACGAAGGGATCGGCGGTGCGGTTGGGGCGTTTTATGGATCGTGGTATGTAAACGGGAGTCAAATTTCAGTCACCGGCACATTCACTTGTGGAGTTGGAACGACAATTGGCGTGGTGACATTTTCATCCGGATCGATTGCCGACAACAGCGTCCTCGAGTTTCACGCCAGCGACCCCAAGCATCAATCGCTTGCCACGTTGATCAACGGCACCAACGGCGATGAGATGATGTGCCCGGTCACCGCTTTTACGCCGGGGTCGAGCGTAACCCTCGGCGCCGCAACCGTGGCGGTTGGGTCCGGATCGCATAGTAATTGGAGAATTGCATCATTTACATTATCGCCCGATCAGCACGCGCGCGGCTCGCACTATGGCGATCGCGTTGATGCAATGCGCGCCTACCAAAGCCATGCCAACTCAGTCAAGACCCCAATGACCGGCTCGATTGAAAACTACAATCAGAGTCCCGGCAATAATTGGACAACCATTCTCCCATATCAATACAACGCCGCGGTGTGGGGCGCGCTTATTCATGGGGCCCGGCATTTTTATACAATCAGCGGCGACACCTACACGGTCGATGTTGCGGGCAATAATCAATATATCACCATCAAAACCGGCGACACGGTTTCCTACTATGACCGCGGCAAGGCCACGCACTTGTTGGTCAACACGCTGGCGCGAATTATCAATTCGCCATTTGCCGAAGGAACCACATCAGCGGGCTTCGTGCACGTAACCGGCGACAATGCGGGCGGCTCGACGGCCGGATTCCGGGCGCCCTATCGGGTTGCGGATTATGGCATCACCTATAATCAGCAAGCCGCCTACACGATGGCGAATCCGGGCGCCTATGTCGGCGCTAACACGACCAATTTTAATCGCTCGCTGGCCTCCGCGTTCGAGGTGATGGCGAAATACTATCAGGGCGCAACCATCACCGTTAACGGCGTCACCCTGACCAACAACGGGTTTTGGTTGTTTTGCGATTATCGCGGTTCGCAAAATGACGGCACCAACGGCATCAACGCCAACACGCTCACCGCTAACTTCACCATGGCGACGCCGGCCGGCCCGAACGGCGTCACCGCCACCAAGGTGACGCGGTTTCATTCCGATAGCATAATTAACGCGGTCACCAGCCCGGTAAACGGCGCGTGGACCCGGATCACATGTGGGGAGACCCAACAATTAGCCGTCGGCGATATCGTGCGAACTATGGGAACATCCGGGGTTCCCGGTCTCAACAATACGTCGACCGGCTTGCCAGTGATGGCGGTCGGCTCCGGTGGCTCTCCCGACAGTCCCGATAGCAGAACGACGTTCGATGTTTTGCTGACCTTTTCCGGCGCGCTTACCTCAAGCGGCAACGGTTCCGGTCACGGCGCCTTCATCGCCGAGCATGTAATCACGGTGACGGGCGGCTCGACATTTTCCGACACATTCCCGCAAGGCAATTGCATCGGCATCTATCGGGTTGACGCATGAAGCGCCCGCGCCATGCGCCGATCATGCCGGAAAGCGATCGCTCATTCTGGATTACCGCGATAATTCTGGTCGCGATTTTCGCTTTCGTGCTCGGCTTCCTGACGCACGAAGCTTGGGGTCTAGCGTCATAGCGATCATCGTCTCGGCATCGTCCGGGAACGTGTCCTTAATAAAGCGCTGCGCACTCTTGAGCGAGTAGAATAGCGAAACGCCGCGGCTGTATTCCACCGCGCGCAGCCGGTTGTCGTCGTCCGGCACTTTCACCAACACAACATATCGCATGAGGTCCACCATGGATCGCGCCTATGCATTGCTCACCGTAAAAGCGGTGCAGGACGATAAACGCATCATCGAGGGCACCGCAACTACGCCGACGCCAGACCGAGTCGGCGATATCGTCGAACCGCTCGGCGTGTCGTTTAAGAACCCGTTACCGCTGCTATGGCATCACGACAGTTCGGCGCCTGTCGGCGAAGCGAGGTTCCTCGAGCCAACGAAAAGCGGCATCGAATTTCAAGCGAAAATTCCAAACCTTGATGAGCCCGGAACCCTGAAGGATCGGCTCGACGAGGTTTGGCAGTCCCTGAAAGCCGGGCTTGTCAAAGGTGTCTCGATCGGTTTTCGCGCAATCGACAAAGAGCCAATCGACAAAAAAGACCCTTGGGGCGGCATCCGATATCTCAAATCCGAAGTACTAGAGCTTTCGCTGGTAACAATTCCGGCCAACGCCGAAGCCACCATCGACACCATCAAATCAATCGATCTTGCGGGGCGCGCCACTGCCGGCAATTCCGCACGCGAGATCGACCCGCCCGCGCGCCTCAGCGCTTCCACAAAAACTCTTTCGTTAGCCCCAAAGGACGCAACGAAGATGAAAACCTATGGCGAACAGCTTGAGGTGCTCGAAGCCCGACGCACCACAAGCGAAAAGATAATGGCCACCATTCAGGCCAAATGCACCGACGAGAATCGAACCAAGGACGAAAAGGAACGCGAAGAGTTCGATACCGCGGCGCAGGAGATCGACACCATCGATAAGGAAATCGGCGACGTGCGCCGGTTGGAGAAAATCAATGCCCAAAAGGCGGTGCCGGTTAGCAACGTCCACAGCGGCGAACTGGCAACGCAAATCCGGGCCAATCCGATTATCCAGATGAAAGCCAACGTACCGCCCGGCACCGGCTTTACCCGGATCGCGATCGCAAAAGCGCGCTCGCTCTATTCCGGCCGCTCGCCTTACGATATCGCCCGCGAAAACCGCGCGTGGGATAATACCCCGGAAGTCACGCTCGCGCTTTCGGTCGATATCGAGCCCTTGATGAAGGCCGCGGTCGGCGCTGGCACCACGCAGGACGCGACCTATGCCTCGCCGCTGATCGCGTTCAATGTGCTGGCGGCGGAGTTCATCGAGATCCTGCGGCCGCTCACCATCATTGGCCGCATCCCCGGCCTCACGCGGGTTCCATTCAATATCAAAATCCCGCGCGAGACCGCCTCCGCCACGGTCGGTTGGGTCGGCGAAGATGCGCCCAAGCCCGTGAGCAAGGGCGCCTTCGATTCCATCACCATGACGTGGGCAAAGGCCGCAGGCATCTGCGTGCTCACCGAAGAGTTGGTGCGGTTTAGCAATCCGGCTGCCGAGACCGTGGTGCAAAATCAACTCACCCGGCAGATGGCGCAATTCTTGGATCGGCAGTTCATTGATCCTACCGTGGCCGCAATCACCAATGTGAGCCCGGCCAGCATCACCAACGGCGTCACCCCGGTCACCGCGAGCGGCACCACGATGGCGGCGTTCCGGGCCGACGCCCGTGCGTTGCTCAATTCGATGCTGATTCAAAACTTCCAACTCGGCAACGGCGTTTGGATCGGCGGGCAACAGCAAGCCGTCGGTTTTGCCACGACCCTGACCTCGCTGGGAATCCAAATTTATCCCGGCATGACCGGCAACGGCGGAACGCTGCTCGGCTATCCCTACATCGCCTCGGAAAACCTTCCGGCAACCGGCGGGTCGCCGGCTGACGGCTATCCGCTCATCTTCGCCATCCCGTCGGAGATTCTGCTTGCCGACGATGGCCAAACCCTGATCGACGTGTCGCGTGAAGCATCCGTGCAAATGGATACCGCGCCCGACTCGCCGCCGACCGCCGCGACACCCGTGGTGTCGTTCTGGCAGATGAACTACGTCGGCATCCGGGCCGAGCGTTGGATCAATTGGGCCAAGCGCCGCGCTGCCTGCGTTGGCTTCATCCAGAACGCAAAGTACGCCGAATAGCACTCCCTGGACCCGCCTGCCCGGCGTCGTAAGCTCAGTCCGGCGCCGGGCTTTTTTCCCGGAGGGCATATGCAAAGCTTTATCGTTTGCGTTCCTGAATTTCGCTGGGAAGGCCGCGTGCTCAATCCCGGTGATTGTTTCCAAGCCCTAGATACAATGGAAATTGGCGCGAACCTCGCGCTCGGCCGCATCCGACAAGCCGCCGACTCGCCATCGCGACCACAGCCTTACGTCGAAGCCGATGAGATTCCCGCTTTGCCATTGCGAGTTTCGCCCGATGGCAAGCGCCGTTACCTGCGCCGCGATATGAAAGCCGATTGAATGCGCTTGCTCGGACTCGAGATCACGCGCAGCAGCAAAGCGCAAAGCATTCCGGCCGGCGTTACCCCGACCTTGCCGTCAACCGGCGTTGGCTGGGGGCCGGGCGGCTCGTGGTGGAATTGGGGATGGCCGACCATCCGCGAGCCATTCACCGGCGCTTGGCAACGCAATATGGAATTGCGTGCCGAAAATGTGCTGACCTATTCGGCGGTTTATGCCTGCGTGACCTTGATCGCGAGCGATATCGCCAAGATTTGCTTGCGGCTGGTCGAAGAGGATGACAACGGGGTTTGCACTGAAGTTAATGTCCCGGCCTATAGCCCGTTATTGCAGAAACCCAATCGTTATCAGACTCGCGTAAAATTCATTGAGCAATGGATGGTGTCGAAGCTGCTCTATGGCAACACCTATGTGTTGAAGGAGCGCAATGCCCGCAACACATTCGACGCGCTCTATATCCTCGACCCGCGCATAACCCGCCCGCTGGTCGCGCCCGACGGTTCGGTGTTCTATCAACTCGGGCGCGATAACCTGTCTGGGATCGAAGAGGGCATCGAGCGCGTTCCGGCCAGCGAAATCATTCACGACACCTACGTCCCGCTCTATCATCCATTGTGCGGAATAACCCCGCTCTCGGCTTGTGGCCTCGCCGCCGTGCAAGGCTTGTCAATCCAAAATCAATCGTTGAATTTCTTCGCCACCGGCTCGCATCCGGGCGGCGTGCTCACCGCGCCCGGCATGATCTCCGACGAGGTGGCGCGCCGCATCAAGCAGCATTGGGACGATAACTATACGGGTGCCAATTCCGGCAAGGTCGCGGTGCTCGGCGACGGCCTTAAGTTCGAGCGTATGAGCGTCAACGCCATCGACGCGCAATTGATTGACCAACTGAAATGGACTAGCGAACAGGTTTGCACTGCGTTCCACGTTCCGCCCTATATGGTGGGCGTGCAACCAATGCCCACCCACATCAACAACATCGAAGCGTTGATGCAGCAATACTATGGGCAATGCCTGCAAATTTTGATCGAAAGCATTGAAACATCGCTCGACGACGGGTTGCAATTGCCGCCGCCCTACCACACCGAATTCGATCTCGATGATTTGTTGCGTATGGATTCGGCAACCAAAATGACCACCATTACGGCCGGCATCAAGGGCGGTGTTTATACGCCCAATGAAGGCCGCGTAAAATTCGATATGCCGCCGGTAGACGGCGGCGATGAAGTCTATTTGCAACAACAAAACTATTCATTGTCCGCGCTAGCTAAGCGGGACGCGCAAGCCGATCCATTCGGCACTACGGCACCGGCTGCGCCCGCTGCGCAATCCGGCGATTCGCCTGCGCCGGAACCTGATCAAGCGGGGAACCAAGATGCCACCCGAAACCTTGCCGCTAGCCTCTATCGCCGTTCCAAGCAATTTCGATTCCGTCAAAATGCTGCCTGATGCGCTGGCCGATGCGCTGGTTATGGTCATCGCCGATAAGGATCGCGAATATGAGCGCATGCTTGAAGTTCGCGACGCAGAACATAAGGCAGTGATTAGCGAGCTTCGGGCCATCATCGCAGAGCAACAAAACAAGCTCGCCGATTTGGCGCGCCAGCATGAGAAGAGGATCGAAGATGCGCTTAAAAATATCAAGGACGGAAAAGAAGGGCCGGCAGGTCGAGACGGTGCGCCCGGCGAAAAAGGCGAAGCTGGTCAAAAAGGCGAAAGTGGCCGCGATGGGCTCCCGGGACTTCCCGGTCGAGACGGCAAGGATGGGGCGCCGGGGAAAGACGCATTAGGGTTTGACGCTTGGTCGGTCGAGTACGACGGCGAACGTAATCTGACATTCGTTTGCGGCTCCGGCGAGCGCACCAACAAATCAACCATAACACTCGCGCACCCGATCTATCGCGGCGTATTTGGGCCCGGCAATTATGTGCGCGGCGATTGCGTCACGCAAAACGGCTCGGCATTCATCGCGCGCCGCAACACCGATAAGGAGCCCGAAGGCAACCCGGACGATTGGGCGCTGATGGTCAAGCGCGGCAAGCACGGCATTGATGGCAAGCCCGGCGCGCCCGGACCGAAGGGCGACGATGGCCGCGATATGGTGGCGTTCGGACTCGATGCCATCACCACCGCGGCAAACTCGGCGCGCAAGAAATGAGCTTCTGGCTAAGTTCGGGCACGACCGGCATAAATGGCAGCGGTCGCGGCTTGCGGCTAATCACGCCGCCCTCAATTAAGCCGCTCACCCTTACCGAAGCCAAAGCCCATTTGCGCATCGATACCCCGGACGAAGATACGCTGATCACTTTATTGATCGACGCCGCCACAACTCACGTTGATGGCCCGACCGGGTTCCTCGGTCGTGCTCTCGTTGATCAGACATGGGATCTAATACTCGACACATTCCCGCTTAACGAGATCCTGATTCCGCTGCCGCCATTAATCCAAGTCACGCAAGTCAACTATGACGACACGGCCGGCGTCCAACACACATTGCCGACCGATCAATACACTGTCGATAATGCGCGCGAACCGGGTTGGATCTTGCCGACCGCGCCGAGCGCATGGCCGGCGACCTTCGCCGGCATCAACGCGGTGCGGATTCGGTTTCGCGCCGGCTACGTCGATCTGACCAACTCGCCGCCGCCCGATGTGCCGGGCGATATCAAGGCCGCAATGCTTTTGATGCTCGGGAGCCTTTACGCCAACCGCGAGCAAGTCGTCGCCGGGCAAGCCGCGGTCGTTCTCCCGTGGGGCGCCGATCAACTACTGCGCCGCAAGCGTATCGATCTCAGCATGGGCTAAGGAAGGGAAACCAACATGGCCGCATTCAACAAGTTTCAAGGGTTTGTCGAGCACCTCGCCGAAAAGGTACACAACCTCGAAACCGATTCGCTCAAGATTGCGCTGTCAAACACCGCGCCAAACGCGGCGCTGACGACCGTCAACACGATATTGGCCTCGATCACGCAAATCACGGCTGCCAATGGGTACGTGGCGGGCGGCAACGCAGTGGGGGCCGTCACCTCGGCGCAAACAACCGGAACCTACAAGCTCACCGCGACCGGCGATGTCACCTTTACGGCCGCGGGCGGCAGCATCGGCCCGTTTCAATATGCGGTGCTCTATAACGATACCCCGAGCGCGCCCGCAAAGCCGTTAATTGGTTGGTGGGATTATGGCACCGGCCTAACGGTCACCAGCGGCAACACCTTCACGGTCGATCTTGACCAGACCAACGGCATCTTGACCATTACCTGATCATGCCGGGGTTTGTCGCCGGGCAGCGGATGGGCGTCGCGGGCTCGGCCTATGCCGATGGCATGAGCGGGGCGCCGACCGGGTCGGTACAATTTGCAAACATTCTCGACAATTATCCGACCGGGGTTTCGCCGGCGGGCCGCAGCAAAATCAATGGATGCCAACCGCCGTGGAACGTCGCCGGCGTTGATTACTATGTCGGGATCGATCGCGCCGTCTATGCCACGGATGGCGCGCTTAAAGATTTTCTGAGCGGCGGCGTGCTCAACCCGTCGTTTCCGGCCGGCTGCGCCCTGAATGCGGCCGATAGTGTGCAAGGCAACAATGGCACGACTTGCGTGCGGGTGTCGGCAGGCTCCGGGACCGTCAACATCGATGGCTGGGATTTCTCGCTGCACAACGGTTATTTGCTGGTCATTGACACCAACTTTACCGGAACCTGCAACGTCACCAATTGCAATTTTGCCATCGGCAGTAATACGGTTCCAATGTTCTCGTCATGGAGCAAGACCGGAACCATCAACGTTGATAAATCTAACTTCGATTGCAACAATCGCGTTGACACCAGCGGGCAAGGCGCCAACATCGCGTTCCTGGGCGGAACGGTGCGCTCGACCTACTGCTATCACAAGAAGTTTGCCGGTAAGTGTTATCTGGTCAGCAGCAACGGCGGCGCACTGTGCACAGCGGTGATCAAGTATAATTTGGAAAGTCAAGGCAATTGGGGATCGGACGAGCACAACGAAACCATTCAAATCATCGCCGGCGCCACCTCGGTTATCTATAACTTCAATATGCTCTACCAACCAGACGGCGACACTGCGACCGGACGGCCGGGATCAATCAACTCAGGCTTCTACAGCGTCGGCAACAATACGGTCGGAAATATCGCGGCATCGGAATGCGCCTACAACACGGTGGTGGGTGTCGGCTCCAATCATGATGCTGGCGGCGTCAACGGCACCGCAACCGGAACCTCGACTGGCACGACCACCATCAGCCTAACCGGAAGCAACAATTCGCTGCTCATATCCGGTGCCGGTTCGATCGACAACCTGCGGATTTTTGGTGGCCCAATTCCGGCCGGAACCTCGATCCTCCCCGGCCAAACCCCGGGCGCATCATCGATCACGGTCAGCAATAACGTACCCTCGGGATCGGGCTTTGCTATCACGAGTTGGCAACCAACCAACCTTGCGATCAACGCCGCCTATTTGATTGCCACGCCGGGCGCCAATGTAGTCACCGGCACCACCACCAACGCCAGCAATTCGGTTGCATTTGATGCCACCAACTTCACCAATATCACGGCCAACACCGACGGCACGATTAACGGGCGCGCATTATTCGGATCGAGCGGAGACATTCCGGCCGGCGCCACGATCGTGAGCAACAATTCGGGCGCGCATACGATCGCAATGAGCGCTCCGGCCACGGCCGGCAATACCGAGACAATTACCATTCGGGGCGTTTATGCAAACATCAATCCAAGCTTCCATGACAATTATTTGGATTGGCAAAACCTAACCTCGGGCAATTCGCCGCCCAGCATGGGAAGCAACATCGCGGCCGGGACCTATCCGAATTCGCCCTATTGGTACGTAGTTAGTCCCTCCGTCGTCAACAACGTGCTGATGCGCGACGGTTCAATTTTGAATTCTACATAGGTGAAATGAATGACAAATATTTGGGTGCCGGTTAACAATCCAAACGGGTTTGATGCATCCAACGCGGGCTATTCGTTTCGCAATGAACTTAACGGACTACTCGCCGGCAAGTCATCGACTGATCAAATCAGGGTCGGCTTTTGGTTTGACAGTGCTGGCGCAACCAATACCTACGATTTTGACGCATTTTCGATCGGTGTGCAGTCAAGCAACGAAGCGACAACCGCAACGCCCGTACAACTAACATATCTTGGCAACCCATTCGTTCATGTTTCTGTTGCGGCTTTTACCCCAACGCAATTTTTTTCCGATTGGATAACAACCCCACTCACATTCACCAGCGCAAATAATCTAATCGTGACCTTCGATATGACTTCCGGGAGCGCATCGCCTCCCGGGTCGGGCGTGACGTGGTATCAATCCGGCAATTCGCCGCCGGGCGGCCAATCGTGGTTTTATGCTGCGAATGCGACCGCTGGCAGCGCTTCGCCGGGCGCTGGCAGCAACCAAGCCGGCATCATTCGCATCGTCAACAAAGTCGAAACGCAGGCCGGCGGCGTGATCACGAGTCTGTTCCGCGTGACTAATCTCGACGGCCTCGGAAGCGGCGGGCCATTCTTCGACAACCCGATAGGATAAATCGCCATGAAACTCATATACCCGAAGGGTTTCGCCGCAGCCAATGCGACGCAGATTGTCGATATTTTCATTCAGGATTCATCAAGCACAACGGGCGCCGGCAAAACCGGCCTCACTGCCGCAAACTCGCCCGATACCTTGCACTGCTACCGCGCCCGGCAAGATGACGGCAACACCGGGGGCGTGCAAATCACACTCACGAGCGCAACGCGCGGAACCTTCACCAGCGGCGGATTTGTCGAAAAGGATGCGGTGTTCCTGCCCGGCGTTTACGAGTTCGGCATTCCCACGACCGCGCTCGCGACCGGATCGAATTTTGTTTTGATCATGTTTGCGGGCGGCACCAATGTGGCGCCGTGCGTGCTGGAAATCCAACTGGTTGATTGGATCAATACCGCAAACACCGCCGTGCCCGTAACGTCGGCGGTGAAGCGCGGCACCGCAACCGCCTCAACCGCGCTCGCGGCCTTTACGTTCGTGATGACCGACTCAACAACCCACGCGCCAAAATCCGGCATTGGGTCAGGTTGGCAACCAACGCGATCAATCGACGGCGGCACCTTCGCCAATACCACCAATACGGTCACCGAAGTTGCCACCGGCACCTATAAGATCGACCTCTCGGGCAACGATCTTAACGGCAACAACATCATGTTGCGGTTTACCGCCTCGGGCGCGGACGATCTCAATATCCTACTCATCACGCAACCGTAATGCCTAACCAATGGCCAATGTACCGGGCCAAAACCCGCTACTTACTTATGTGCGGTTCGGCTTTACGCCGCAGGAAGGCACGCCGCCGACCGGCACGACGGGTTTTCTGCATGAGCGGCCTTATCAGCTAGTCAGTTTCAACGATCCGATCATCCGGTTTGGCTGGCAACCGCAAGGCCAATCCGGCGCGGCCGGACCGGTTGGGTTTCTCAATTCGATACCGGGCCAAAATCCGCTTATCAGCATTTTCCGGTTCGGGTTTGTGCCGCGCGGCACGGCCTCGGCTGGTGGCGGATTCACCCTCACGGCCAATACCGGGACGTTCGCGCTCACCGGCAACGCCGCAGCCTTCAATGTTTCGATCATCACGGCGCCCGGAGCCTATACGCTCACGGGGCTTCCGGTCGGTGGCTTTACGCTCACCGCCAACGTCGGAACCTTTACCGAAACCGGCAACGCCGCGATCCTCAATCCGGGGCTGGTCTCGGCCGCCGGCGCATTCGCCGAAACCGGCATTGCGGTCGCCTTCAAAACCACGCTCGCGGCGCAAACCGGTTCCTATGTTGTCGTCATCTTCGATATCGGTGGCGCGACCCTTACGGCAGCGCCCGGAACGTTCCTGCTCACCGGCAATGCTGCGGCGCTCAACTACTCGATCGTCTCGGCGGCCGGAAGCTACAGCGAAACCGGGATCGCCGCGAACTTTGCCACCAGCCTAACGGCGGCCAATACCAGCTACACGCTCACCGGGCAAACCGCCGGTATCTCGATCGCGAGTGCGGCCGCAAGCTACACGCTCACCGGTCAAGCCGCGCTTTTCAAAACCACGCTGGCGGCCGCGCCCGGCGCCTATGCGTTTACCGGCAACCCGGTTGGCGGGCTCGCCCTGATCGCAGCGCCCGGGGCCTTCACGGAGACCGGCAACGCCGCAACCCTGACGGTGGGGCTGGCTAGTCAATTCACCGCCTACACATTCAGCGGCAACGCCGCCGGCTTCGGGGCGGCCGGAATCGCGGCGGCCGGCGCCTATCTGGAAACTGGCATTGCGGTCGCGTTCAAAACCGTTCTGGGCGCGCCGAGCGTTTCCTATGTCTATGTCGGCAACGGGGTCGGCGGGCTCAATCTTCCGGCCGGGACCGGCGCCTTCACTGAGACCGGCAACGCGGTCACCTTCCGTAACAGCTTGCTCGCTCAAAAGGCTAGCTATTCGCTGGTCGGGCCGACCATACCCGACGCGCTCTTGCCGCGCACCGTCACCTCACAACCGACCGCGGGACGGCGCGGCGGCCAACCGCGGCGCGACGGCGACCAAGTCAACATTCGCCATGCTTGAGAACAAGGCGGCCGAGACCGGGCCCGACAATGTGTCCTGGTGGCTAGATTGGCGCGGCGAGTGTTGCGCGATCGTGGCCTCGGGGCCGTCCGTCAAGCGGCAGGATCTTAATTGCCTGCGCGACCGCATCCACGTCTTTGCGATCAAGGGCAACATCGATCTCTGCCCGACCGCTGAAGTCGTCTATGGGTGCGATGCGCATTGGTGGCTACACCGCAAGGGCTTGCCGGAATTCAAGGGCGCCAAGCTCGCCTATTCGGTCCCGCTGGCGCCGCAGTTTCCGGGGCTGCATCAGATCCATATCGATCGCGATACCGAGCGGCTTATTCTCAACAAGCCGGGCCACGTTGGCAGCGGCGGCAATTCCGGATTTCAGGCCTTCAATTTGGCGGTGCAGTTCGGCGCCACCGGGATCTTGCTGATCGGCTTTGATATGGCGGCGGAAGGCAATAGTCCGCACTGGTATGGCCGCAATGATTGGCCGGGCTGCGCCAACCCGGACACTCACAACTATAACCGGTGGCGCAAGGCATTTGACGAATCGCGGCCGACCGTCGAAGCATTGGGGATCGATGTGGTGAACGCCTCGCCGATCTCTGCCATTTCGGCCTTTCGCAGGGCCGGGCTCGAGGATGCGTTACGGGGTTGGGGCTTATGATGCTGAAATCGATCTTCATCGGGTTTGATCCACGCGAGGCATCGGCCTATGCGGTGGCGCGCAGTTCCGCGCGTCGGCATCTCACGCAGGCAATCCCGATTTACGGCATCGTGCTTGATAAGCTAATCGCGATGGGGCTTTATGACCGGCCGACGAAAATCGTCACCAATAGCGAAGGCCGCGGGCAATTGGTGGACTTGCTTTCGGCGCGCGCGGAATATGATGGCCGGATCTCGACCGAACACGCCATCGCCCGGTTTCTCGTCCCGCGACTGGCTGGTCACGGCTGGGCTCTATTTATGGACGGCGACGTGCTGGTGCGTGGCAATCTTGCTCGCATTTTTGACGGCTTGGATGATTCTCGCGCTCTATATTGCGTAAAGCATGATCACCATCCGGTTGCGACCAGCAAAATGGATGGCCAATTGCAGACGCAATACGAGCGCAAGAATTGGTCAAGCGTCATGCTGTTTAATGTCGATCATCCGTCCAATGCCAAGCTAACGCTTGAAATGATCAACAACGTACCCGGCCGCGACCTGCATCGCTTCTGCTGGCTTCAGGACGACGAGATCGGCGAGCTTGATCCGAAATGGAACTGGCTCGCCGGCTATTCCAATCCTGAGATTAAGCCGTGGTTGGTTCACTTCACCAGCGGCGTTCCGGATATGCCGGGCTATGAGATCGGCCCATATACCGACGAATGGCGCGCCGAGCTTGCGCACTGGGCCGCAAGTTATCCGGCGGCGCTCGCCGCACGGAAAACTGGATGAAGGCAGAGCGGCGCAATGCTCCCGGCTGGCGCTGGCAGGATGACGCCGTCGGCGCCAAGTTCATGGACGAAAAAAATATTTGCCGCCGCGTTCATGGCTTGCACGATTTTCGCCTCGATGGGATCTCTGACCTTTTGATGCGCGCCCGCGGCGCCTCGGTGCTGGATGTGGGTTGCAACAAAGGGCACGCCGCATGGGACTTCTTTGCCAACGGCGCCCGGCTGGTCTATGGCTGCGATATTGATGCGCCATCAATCCAGACCGCGCGCTATTGGTTTGCTGAAATCCCCGGAGTGGAGAGCCGATTTGAGGTTGTGGATCTCACCAAGCCCGGCGCGATGGTCAATGCATTCGGCAACGACGCTTTTGATATCGTACTCTTTATCGGGGTCTATCATAAGCTCGTGCGCATAATGGACCGGCAATCGCTCGATCATCTATTGCTTGATCTTGGGATTCGTGCGCTGCATTATTTTGCCTTCATGGGTTACCCCGAGCATCTCGCAACGATCGATCAGGCAATGGCAAAATGCCGCTTGACGCGGATTCATATGTCGGAGCTTGCCTTTCCGGGACGCCCGGCCGCGATCTATAAAAAAGACGTTAAGAAATGATCATCACGGGCCCCAATGGTTATCGCATTACGGATCACGAAAAGGGGTGCGCGATCCGCAATATGCAATTCCGCACCTGCGACTGCAATGTGGTGTTCCCATTTAGCAACCTTGGCAACTGGGACGGTTGGATGGTGGCAACGCCGGAACAGCAGGCTGCGAAAATCCGCGATTACAAAGATGCCACCCTAGCGTTGCGATATGGGAATCGGTGATGACATTATGGCCACCGGCATGGCGCGCGGGGCGAAAGCGCGCGGCAAGCGCATAGCATTCGGGGACGGCAAGCGTATTATTTGGGGGCCGTATTCGGCCAAAATCTTTTACGGCAATCCCAACATTGCAGCGCCCGGACAGGAACCCGCACCGGATATCGAATGGATTCACTATTACAAAGGCAACCGAATCTATAACCGGCACAATGGCGATCGTTGGGTATGGAATTATGAATTCCGCGCAATTCCCGGAGAGATATTTTTTCACGAGCCTATTAACCGCGAGCGTGACGATGTTGTGGTAATTGAACCAAATGTGCCGCGAACAAAATCGGTAGCCGCGAACAAGCAATGGCCCGTCGATCGATACCAATCGGTGGCGAATGCTCTCATTGCCGATGGCTGGCACGTCGTGCAACCGATCTATGGTTCGGGCTTGGTGAAATTATCAGGCGTCGATTTCGTCCCTACCGCGACATTCAGAGACGCGTTAAAGCTCTTGAAAACCGCCCGGCTTTTTATTGGCCCGGAGGGCGGCTTGCATCACGGCGCCGCAGCGATGCAATTACCCGCCGTCGTTCTGTTCGGCGGCTTTATACCGCCCAAGGTGACGGGCTATGATTTCCATGCCAACCTCACCGGCGGCGCGCAGGCTTGCGGTTCACTATTTGCTTGTCCGCATTGCCACGCTGCGATGCAGGCCATCAGCGTTGAAGAGGTCGAGGCCGAGGCGCAAAGGCTGCTGAATGGCAAAATATGAAACCGCAGCCTTGCAAGATCCGCAGGAATTGGCGGCTTTCATCGATTTTATTCGCGAACAGAAAGTATCAAGCTATCTGGAGATCGGCGCCAAACATGGGGGTTCGCTCTGGCATATTGGGCGCCAATTGCCGAAAGGCTCACGCATCGTTGCGGTCGATCTCCCGCACGGCGATGCGAGCTTTAAGGAGAGCCAACCGCATCTAGAAGCCTGCGTCGAAGCCTTATGCAATATGCGCTACGACGCGCACCTGATCATCGGCGATAGTACCGATCCGGCGGTGGTCAAATCGGTTTTGAACTTCGCGCCGTTTGATCTCTGCTTTATTGATGCAAATCACACGACCAAATATGTGTGGGCGGATTGGATAAACTACGGGCCGATGGCCCGGCTGGTCGCCTTCCATGATATCGGTTGGAAGGAAGAGAACCGGCCCGGCAAAAAGCCGATCGAGGTTCCACGCATCTGGAATGAAATCAAGCGCGATTACAGGCATAAGGAAATCAATCTCTGCAAGCGCGATAATGGGATCGGCATTCTATGGCGGACGCCCTAACGGTTCTCACATGGCTGTGGGGAACCAAGTACTCCACCGATTACGTGACCAAGCTCGCATCCGGGCTGATGCGAAACCTCAAGCAACCGCATCGCTTTCTGCCGATATTTGTCGATAAGGATGATCCGCTTATAGCGGTGCGCGGCTGCTTTGTGCGGCTGCGCATGTTCGATCCGAAATGGCAACGCGACAACGGCATCAGCGGGCGGGTAATATGCCTTGATCTCGACCTTGTCATCACCGGCAAGCTAGATCAAATATTTGATCGCTGGGAATCGTTCGTGATCCTGCAAGGGGCGAACAGTTCAAACCCATGCCCATTCAATGGATCGGTCGTTATGTTTCGCACCGGATACCATACTAACCTCTGGACCGATTTCAGCCTGAAGGCGGCCGAGCATATCAAATGCTTTTCGTTTCCTGACGATCAGGGTTGGTATTGGCACAAATTGCCCGACGCCGCCGGCTGGAAAGTCGGGCCATCGAGCGGGATCTATGCTTACCGCAAACCCGGTTGGCCGCAGGGCGATCATCTACCACCTGACGCGCGCATGGTTTGCTTTCCGGGTAAGGCCGATCCGAAGCATTTGGCGTTCATGCCGTGGATGCAGCATCACTGGCGCTAGAGGCAGCGCCGTTCACCAAAAGTTCACGCTCGCGAATCATGGCGATGATTCACGCCTTGGAAGCGATCGATAAAAAGCAAGTACCCGGCGCGGTGGTTGAATGCGGAGTGTGGCGCGGCGGCAACATCATTTTGGCGCGGCGGGTTTGCCCGGATCGGGCTTGCTGGCTTTACGATACCTTCCACGGCATGACTAAGCCGAGCAAATTCGATGTGAAACGTGATGGCAAAAGCGCGATCGCGAGCTATGAACGCAAGCGCACGCGCGGCGATCGTTGGGCCGAAGCTTCGCGCTGGCAGGTGATCGAAAATTTTATGGCGCTCGACCTATGGGACGCCGATCGCATGTTCCTAATCGAGGGCGACGTTGAGCAAACCTTGCGCGACGCCAACAACCTTCCGGATCAAATCGCATTGCTGCGGCTGGATACCGATTGGTATGCGTCAACGCGGATTGAGCTTGAGATTCTTTACCCGCGGCTGGAGCGCGGCGGCATCCTAATCGTTGATGACTACGGACACTGGCTCGGGGCGCGCAAAGCGGTGAATGATTATTTCCGGAAAAGCCCGATCGCGTTGCAGCCGATCGATTATACCGCCGTGATGGCGGTCAAGGCGTGATCGACCCGCGCCGGGTTGTGCTGTTCATCCCGCCCGGCCTCAAGGGGTTCAAGCTCAACCTGTTCGAGCGCATTGGCGGTAAGGTTGGGCGGGTCATCCGGCATGACTTTGTGGCGCTCGACCGGCTCCCCGATGATCTGACCCCGATCGTGGGCTGCACCGCGGAACTTCGGCCAATCATCGATCGCTGGATAGCCCGCGGCCGGCAATGGATCTATTGGGACCGCGGCTATGCCCGGCGCGTGTTCGCCACCGATCTACCGCCCGGCTCGGCCGGCGGCTATTACCGGTGGCATATAAACGCCTATGCGCTGCGTGAAATCCGCTCCCTGCCCTCGGACCGCTGGGATGCGCTCAAAACGCCTGTGATCGTCTGGAAGCGCGGCGGCGGGCATATCGTGGTGGCCGAGCCATCCGCGAGTTATTGCCGATTTCATCGAATTGAGGGGTGGGCGGAACGGACTACGGCGGCACTGCGCGGGCTGACCGACCGGCCGCTTGTCTGGCGCGATAAGGAAATGCAACGGTTCGGCCGCAAGCTCCACGAGGATCTGGCCGGCGCCCATTGCCTTGTAACCCACGGCAGTAACGCCGCGGTCGAAGCTGTTATCATGGGCTGCCCGGTGTTCGTGCATCCCGATAGCGCGGCCGCGCTGGTGGGCCTAACCGACCTCGCGGCGGTCGAGCGACCAATCTATCCTGACCGGCAACCTTGGCTGAATGCGCTCGCCTATTCGCAATTCAACGAAACCGAGCTTGTGGATGGGACGCTATTCCGGCTCTTGACCTAGCGAGGCGCCATGCGGGCTGGGCCGATGGTGTGGCGAGTCACGATCCGACGCGCCACCGAAACACAATCGCCGAGCGGCGAGATCACCACCACGTGGGGCGACCTCATTACCGTTTGGGCGTCGCAAATCAATCTGCCGGGTCCGGAACGCTATGTGAATCCGCAGATTGTCGGCCGCTCGCTCAGTACGTTTTCAATCCGCTGGTATCCGATCACGTCCACCATCACCACCAAGGATCGTTTGGTATTGGATGGCCGCGAGTACGACATCACCGATGTGCGCGTGACCCGGCAAAACGAGACCATTCAAATTGACGCCTTCACGCGCTCGGAAGTTGCGCCCTCAAGCGGCGCCGCGAGCATTCCAACGCAGGCCGAGCAAACCGAAGATGGCTCGTTTGAATTGAGGGAATGAATGCCGAATGTAACGACGCTCAATGAAACATTGCGATCGCCAGAGTCGGGCGATGAATATGTCCGCGTTGCGACTGCTGGCGCCAATTGGAAAAGACCCCTTAAGGCGATCGGTCAAATCACCCGGCCGGCGACAACAAATCTAACCATGCTCGACCGCAGCAAGCTTGCTCCCGCAACCGTGCAGGAGCGATTTCGTGATCCGACCGCATGGTATGCGACCGTCATTCCCGCCGGCCTCAATCATCTTGGCTGGATCGCAAATCTTCCAAACGGTTTGAACTTTGGCGATGCGGCATGGAGTCAGCCGGGCGATGGCACCAATACAGTGATATTCAATGATCCAACTTTCAACGGTGGATGCCTGAAGATCTCCCTGCATCAGATTGCGGGAGGTGCTTGGCGCGGTGGTAATCTATGCTCAACCGATGTGAATGGTTTTGGATTTGCACCTACCGACGGCTACTTTGAATATAAAGTTAAGCTGCCGGTAGTTCCTGTTCAAACCAGCCCGTCAGTACCGGGGCCGGTTAGTGGCCCATGGGTAGGCCTTTGGTTAGGTGGATATGTCGTGTTGCCTACACTCTACTGTTACAACATTACGACTGAACTTGACCTGATCGAATGGTATGCCGCTTTCGCAAACGGGTTCCATACTAGCTATCATCTGTGGCATCCGAGCGGCAACGACATTTTTCCGTTCAACTCGGATAATTTATGTTGGTACAACAATTTTCCGGGCGGCACACCGGCGCTTGGGTTGGCTGCGGATATCGGCATGACCCAATTTAATACTTACGGGCAATTGATCGATCGGGATTGGTGCATCACCTATTTCAATGACATTCAGGTCTGTGTTCGCCCGCGTAATCAGTACAGCAAATTTCCCAATTCGGTATTGATTACGATGGCGGCCGGCGGGGCTGGCGGGTCAAATCCGCTCGTCAATGGCACCGGGCCGTTTGATATGTATGTCACCGAGTTTAATTATTACCCGTTAGCCTGATGGCCGACGTTCGGGCTGCGCTGCGAGCATTGATGCTCTCCGACCCGGCGATCAATTCGGCGGTCGGCGGCAACCGCATTTATCCAACCATCTTGCCGCAGGGCGTCACCGCGCCATCGATCGTACTCCAGCGCATTTCCGGATTTACCGATGTCGCCAATGATGGCCCGACCGGGCTTGACCGGCCGCGCTTTCAAATCGCCGCTTGGGCGCAAGGCGTCGATAGCGCGGCGCAATTGATCGAATTGGTAAAGGCAAAGATCAACGGATTTACCGGGCCAGTCACCTATGGAACCTCAACGCTGATCTTCCGCGGCATTTTTTTCGACATCGAGCGCGACAGTTATGACGATATTTCCAAGCTATTTTCCAGCGAGCAAGATTACCTCATCTGGTACGCGGATCGCTGATGGCAAATATCAAAGTCGAAGGTTTATCCGATCTTGATTATGCGTTGCAGGAATTGCCAAAGGCGACTGCGCGCAATGTGCTCGTGCGCGTGTTGACCAAAGAAGCCCAACCGATAGCGGAAGCTGCCCGCTCCTATGCGCCCGTGCTCACCGGACGCCTAGCAAAATCTTACACGGTTTCAACGCGGCTATCCGCCCGGCAAAGCAGTCTCAACTCGAAAGAGTCCGATGTTGAGGTCTACATCGGGCCCGGCCCATTGCCGGAAGCCACGCAAACCGAATTCGGCAACGCGCACCAAGCCGCGCACCCGCACTTGCGCCCGGCATGGGATCAGAATGTCAATTTGGTGCTGAATAACATCGCGCAGGATCTCGCCGCAGAGATCGAAAAGTCTCGGCAACGGCTCGCCCGTAAAGCGGAACGCGAAGCCGCAAAGCTCAATCAATCCTAGTTCCGCTTTCCTAAAAATCAGGAGGGTTTGATATGGCCGCCTCACAGGCAATGATCGGCTATGGGACTTTGTTCTCGATGGAAAGCACCACGAGCCCGGGCGATTGCCCGATCTCCTATGTGCCGCTCGCCGAGATTAAAAACGTAAAACCGCCCAACCAACAGACCGACGAAGTTGACGTGACCCACAACACCTCGCCGCTGCGCCGCCGCGAATTTATCGCGGGCTTGATCGATCCGGGCGAGGCGTCGTTCGAAATGAACTTTGTTCCGGGCTCGCAATCTGATCTCCGCTTGCAGGGATTGCTTACCAGCGGCTCCAACGTCAATTGCCGCATCACCTATCCCAACGGCGTCAATTGGGACTTCCTTTCGCTGGTGAAGGGTTATGAAATCACCTCCGCCACGGCTGACGCGATGGTCGCGACCGTGACATTGCGGGTAACCGGATCGGTGACGGCGAACTAATGTCGAACGCCTTACTCGGTTATGGCTCAACCTTTGCAACGGGCGACGGCAATTCGCCCGAAGCATTCACCGCGTTCGAAGAGGTCGGCGCCATTGCACCGCCGAAACCTTCCGTTGATGTGATCGATACCTCGCACGAAATGCCGCCGGGCTCCGCACGCGAGCCGTTCGGCGGGTTTGTCGATTGGGGCGAAGTTCAGATTCAATTCAACTTCATCCCGGGCAACACTTCGGCGGCCGGATTGATGACGGAGCTCCTGACGCGCCCGGTTCGCAATCGCCGCGTGACGTTTCCCAATGGGGTGAAGTTTTCCTTCGCGGGCTTTATCACCGGTTTTGAAAGCGCGGAAGCGGCCGGCGACCGGCTTACCGGCTCGGCGACCTTCAAGATCGTAGGAACCCCAACCCTGGCATGATCATGGCAAATCCGCATAAGGGCGAATTCAATCTCGAAGTTGGCAATGTGGTCTATACATTGCTGTTCGATTGGGACGCGATCTGCGCCATCGAGCATGAGACCGGCAAGCCGATCGGACGGCTGGCGACCGATCTCACCAAGATCGAAACATGGTCGGCCTCGGATGCGCGGACCTGCGTCTATCATGGCTTGCGCCACAATCACCCGGCCATCAACAAGCAACAGGCCGGCGAAATGATTCGGCAAATCGGTGGGCTGACAAAGCTCGCGCCATTGCTGAATGTCGCGATCGGGACCGCATTCCCGGATGTATTGGAGGAAACCGCAAACCCTCAGACGCCGAGCCAACGGGAGTCGATTGGCTCGGCTGGCTAACGGTCTGGCTGCAATATCGACTCAATGAAAATGAATTCTGGCATCTGACACCGCGCCAGACCGACCGCATCCTAACAACCTATCGCAAGCGCGAAGTCGCCGATCACAACGAGCGAATCGCGCTTGTTTGGCATTTGGCCGCCCTTGAACGAAGCAAGCGATTGCCGAGTTTGCAAAGCTTGCTTTTTAAGGAGCCGACAAAACCGCAGACGTGGCAACAGCAATTGGAGATCGCAAAAATGTGGGTTGCGCGCGGCGCCGGTAAATTGACCGGCCCGGATGGAAAGATGGTGCATTAAATGCCAGCCGGCGCAGTTATTGGCGCATTGCGGGTTGTGCTCGGCGCCGACACCGCCGCGCTCGATAAGGGATTGAAGCAAGCGCAAAGCTCGGTTGCGGGATTCGGCGCCAGTATTTCCCGCATTGCCGGCGGTGTGACGCTCGGAAACCTGTTGACGCAGGGCATCAACGATTTTGTCGATGGCATCAAAACCGCGCTCACGGCGGCCGATAGCCTTGGCAAAACCGCGCAGAAAATCGGACTTCCGGTCGAAGAATTATCGAAGCTGAAAGTTGCGGCCGAGCTTGCCAATGTTCCATTCGAGAACCTCACCCAAGGCGTTGCCAAGTTCGACAAGCAATTAGCCGAAGCGGGCGCGGGTGGGACCAATGATCTAACCCGCGCCTTGCAGGCGATGGGCGTTCCGCTGCGCGATGCGAATGGGCTGGTAAAAGATCAGGGAACCTTGCTCGGACAAATAGCCGATAAGTTTGCCGGCTATGCCGACGGGGCAAATAAAAGCGCACTGGCACAACAGATATTCAAAAAGGGCGGCCAAGAATTAGTTCCGCTGCTTAATCAGGGTAGCAAAGGTTTCGAAGAAGCCGGAATCCAAGCAGCGAAAACCGGCAACATTATTGATACCCAAACCGCCGTTGCGGCGGATCGGTTCAATACCAAACTGACATTGCTCTCGCTTAATTCGCAAGGGTTTGCCAACGCGGTGGCGGCGGGCGCGCTTCCGGTTCTCGATAAATTTGCCGACGCGATGCTCAACGCGTCAACCAATTCCGACAGGTTTAGCAAAATCACCGAAGTTACCTCGACAATTATGAGAGGGCTTGCGGCGGCCGTATTGGTTGCGGCCGATAATTTGAAAACCTTTGTGGATATTTGGTCCGCGCTAATTCAAATCGGCCAAGCAGTCGCGGGCGGCGAATTCTCCAAGATACCCGCCATCATGGCCGAACTTGGCAACAATATTAAAACCAACCTTGTGCAAAGCCTGACCGATGCGCAAGCGATGTTTACCAAGGCGGTCCCGCCCGCAATTACATTGGCACAAGTATTGGAGCGCATCGGAGTCACAAAACCGGATGCGCCGTTCAAAGCTCTAAATAATGAACTGCAAAATTTCATCGATCAGACCAACAAGGCGGCGGCGGCAACGAGCGCGCAAGCCGCTTCGGTCGGGCAAACCTCGGGCGTGCATGAAAGATTGCGCGTGCAATTGGAAGCCGAAGCCATTGCCGCAAAAAACGGGCAAAAAGGATTAGGCGATTATCAGGGCGCCGTTACGGCGGCCGGCAATGCCTCGGCGGGGGCACAAAACCAATTGCAAGCCGCAAATCTTGTTCAATCCAGCCTTCCGGCATTCCAGCAATATCAAGCCCAATTGCAGTTGATCAGCGATCTTTATAAGCAGGGCGGATTGAGTGCCACACAGTTCGCCGCGGTCGCCGAAGAGACAGCGCGCCGCGCCGGGCAAACCTGGGAAGGCATCGGCACCAGCGTGGCCGGGACATTGGGCCAGCTCGGCAACCTTACCGGCACCCTTGCCAAGTCGAACAAATCACTCGGCCTGTTGTCGAAGGCGTTCGGCATTTCGCAGGCAATCATCAATACACAAATTGCCATCACGAAAGCGCTCGCAACATTGGGGCCAACGCCCGCGGGCTTTGCGGCAATTGCGCTCGCGGTCGCGACCGGCGCGGCTTCGATCGCCACCATCGCGGCGCAGAATTTTGCACAAGGCGGCGCGTTCCGGGTGCCGGGCGGCGCCAGTCTCAACGATACCCGGTTTGTGCCGCTCAATCTTGCGGCCGGCGAGCGCGTGGATATTACGCCAGCGAGCGAACCCACCGGTACGACCGTCAACATCGATTTGCGCGGAGATCAGCCGTTTTACTCGCGCGCGACGGTCGAGCGGCTCGCCAACGCGCTGCATACCGTGACGCTCGACGGGCACAACGTCCAAGTTGTGGTTTTGAAATGACGGTGTTTACCGGCTCGCCCTACGTGATGGCGGAAACTACGCTCACTAACGATCATCCGATTGTGGGATGGTGGCAGGGCAACATCACGACCAGCAACGTTGCCTCAAGCAACGGTTCCGATCCGAATTTCCCGGTTTCCAACCTTGCCAACCCGGCGACCTATCTGAAGTGGCAATCATCATCGATGATTGGCACCGATACGCTGACGATCACGCTTCCGAGCGCAAAGCTTATTGATTACGTGGCGCTTGTGGGGGCCAATTTCGGCATTGGCTCGACCATCACCATATCTTGGGCGACGGCGAATTCGCCCTCGGATCTCATAACCCTGGTCACCGCGACCACGACCGGAACCGGGCCGATGCTGTTCCGGTTCACGCCAGTAACGACCGCGAGCCTAACTATCAGCGTAAGCGAAGGCTTATCGCCGACCGTGATCCGGCAGATTGCTGCGATCTATACCGGCAAGCTTTTGGTGGTGCAGCGGCGACTCTATGCCAATATGACGCCGCTCGCGCAGGCGCGGACGTGGAAAGCCACCGATGGCATGACGGAAAGCGGGCAATTTCTCGGCCGCATCATTTTGCAGGAATTCAAGAAGAACAAGATTCCATTCCAATTGCTCGATCCTGCTTGGTATCGGACCAACTTCGATCCATTTCTCGCGGTCTCCGATGAACATCCATTTTTCTTTGCGTGGCGACCCGCAACCTATCCGGAAGAGGTCGGCTATGCGTGGCTCACCAACATGCCGGCACCGGTTCCGACGCCACCATCCAACCTGATTGCGGTCGAGCTTGATTTATCCGGGATCACATGACCAAGGCGTTGCAATATATCGAGATCGACCTTGATCATTGCTCGCTCACCTATTCGGTGGCACCCTGTCAGGCGACGTTGACCGGCTCGCCGCCAACCGGGACTAAGAAGTGCTTTAATACACCGGGTACCTGTCAGGATCGGGCGAACTATACGCTTTCCCCGATAACCATGCGGTTTGCGATCCCGACTGATTATCTGCCGAATTCAATCGAGGCGATTCCCAACATTAAGGAGATCTCGTTTTCGCCCGGGTTGGTATCGCTCGGCCAGAATCTCGGGCAACGTTCTGCCCTCACGATCACTTTCGAGGATCATAAGCATTCCGACACCGGGGCCGGCGGCGACAAATATCTCGCCGATCGGGCTTATGATCCATATCAGCAAGGCACCTTTCTGGCGAAGTTTAGGGCGCGCAATAAATTCTTGAGCGGCCGGCCGCTGCGCTGGATCAATGGCGTGCTTGGGCAAACGCTCGCCCAAATGGAAACGCATCACTACATCATCGATAGTTACGAAGGGCCGAGCGGCAATGGCGAATTCACCATCACAGCGAAGGATATCTTGCGGCTCGCTGATGGTGACAAGTCGCTGGCACCGGCAACGAGTCCCGGTTCGGTGAATGCGGCGATTACTAACGTCGACACCACGGTGACGCTCAAACCGACCGGCGCCGGCGCGAGCTATATCGGGGTCGGCTATGTGACGCTTGGCGGTTCGGAAATCGCGCAATTCACGCATCAAGAAGGTTACACCGGCGACAGCCCGGCGGCTGGGCCGAATGCTATTGCGATTACCTCAGGGGGGGCATCATATAATCTCACGGCATGGGTCGGCGCCGTTGACGGCAAACAATTCACGATCTCGTTTTGGATTAAACGCCACGCCACGCAAGACATGGCGTTTTGGGTTGGCGTGCCGTCGGCGGTCTCCGGCGATAAGACGAATTCGCGGGTCGATATTTCCTTTAATGGGTCGACCGCAAGATTTCGCTTTGTCACGCGCGATACCTCAGCGGTTGCAAACCTCAATGTTGAAAGCGCAAGCGCCACCTTGCTCAATGTTTGGTATCACGTCATAGCGTCGTTTGATTTGAGCGATCCCGCCAAGCGCTGGATTTATATAAGCGATGTCGCCGATGCTGGCACCTATACGACCTACACGAATAGCAACATTGATTTCACCCTCGCGAATCACAACATCGGAACCTATCAGAGCGGGACGGGGCAAACGAACGCCGACATTGCGGCATTGTGGTTCAATCTCTCCTATATGGATTTGTCGGTCGTAGCCAATCGCCGGCTATTTATCACCGCCGACAAGCGCCCGGTCGATCTTGGAACCAACGGGCAAAATCCGCTCGGCTCAACGCCGCTCGCCTATTTCAATGCGCCGGGCGGCGGAACAAATTGGCGGGTCAATCTTGGCACTGGCGGTGGTTATATCAGCGCGGTTTTCAATCCCCCAGCAACCACGTTTGATGATGGCGATAGCCTCACATTGCTGGCGCGCGGGCAACTAGGCACGACCGCGGCATCGCATTCGGTTGATGATCGGGTGCAAACGGTCCTGCAATATACCTCGCAAGATCCGGCGATTATCATTAATGACCTGTTGCATACCTACGCGAATATTCCGACTAGCTTTATTCCACTCGCAAGCTGGCTAAGTGAAACCCAAACCTACCTAGGCCAACTTTACACCGCCGTAATACCGGCGCCGGTTGCGGTCGCGGATCTGGTCTCGGAATTGATCGAGCAAGCCGGTTTGGTGCTATGGTGGGACGATGCGGACCAGCAAGTCGGGCTGGCAGTCGTGCGCGGTTCGATTCCCGGCACCCAACAATTCAATAGCGATAACACGCTCGCCGATAGTCTCACCATTACCGACCAACCCGACAAGCGGCTCTCGCAAGTGTTCACCTATTTTGGGCAAATCAACCCAACCGTCAGCTTGACGCAAAAGGATAACTACCGATCGCTCGCGGTTGGTAGCGCAACCCAAGCGGAAGCCGATTATGGGTCGGCGGCGATCAAGGAAATCTTTAGCCGCTGGATTCCGGCCGGCGCCAAGCCCACGGCGGATAAGCTCAATTCAATCTTGTTGCAGCGGTTTCAGGATGCGCCGCGGCACTTCAAGTTCCAACAGTTCCGCGACGTGATCACGATTCCCGAGCTTGCCCGTACCTATATGCTGCGCGGTTGGCCGATCCAGACCGATGAAGGCGCGGCGACCGGGGTGCAGTTACAGGTTACCCGCGTCAAGCCGATGGCCGATATCATCGAGATCGAGGGCGACGAGCTTCTATTTACAGCCACCGACACCACCATTCGCAACGTTACCTTCGATGCCTCGCGCAATGATGTCAACGCCCGTACCGCCCATGACGCGCTCTATACGCCGCCTCAGAGTGGCAATATGGTCAATTTTACGGTCTCGGCCGGGGTGGTGCTCGGATCATCCTCGCAAAGCTCACCAGCGCTCAATATTGGGTCGTGGCCGGCCGGCGTGACGGTGACTTTGACGGTACTCGGGCGGCTCGAAGGCTGCGGCGGCCGCGGCGGGACCTATTTCGGGGTGCAGGGCGGCCTCGCTGGTGGCACGGCATTATTTACCCGGCAAGCCATTACCCTGACTGACGGCTCGGGGCAGATATGGGGCGGCGGGGGCGGCGGCGGTGCGGGCCTCGCCGGGCCGAACGATATTGGCGGCGGCGGGGGCGCAGGAACACTGCCGGGCGTCGGCGGTAATAGCAACAGCGGGTTTCCGGGCCAACCCGGAACGGATACGACGGGCGGTGCCGCGGGCTTCCCGGCGGGCGCATCGCCGGGCGCGGGGCCGGGGCTGGCGGCCTCGAACGGCAATATTGGCACGGGCGGCGCGGCCGGGATCGCGATCGACGGGATTTCCTTCATCACCACGAGCGGCACGGCCGGCGACCGGCGCGGGCCGCAGGTTTAGGCTAGGCATCCCCTGAGCGTTTCCACTCGTCAACCGGCCCGGCGCTTGCCTTCGAGCCTTACCACATTGTCGCCGATCGGGGGAAGCTCAACCGGTTGGCCGCTGCCGTCATCCCCATAGATCGGGATCGTAACCTCGACCTTCAGATGGCGGATCATGAAAATGATGCGTTTCAGGCTATGCCCAATGCCCCATAGCGCGAAAAGGATGAGAATCAGAACGATTGTGTCCATGAACAGACTGCCATGACGATGAAGAAAATGATCAACCAAATGAGCATGGCTATGCTGATTGCGTCGAGCCACGTCTTGATGCGTTCCATAATCACCGATCGAGCCATGAGAGATAAGCCCATATCGCGATCTCGCTGCCGATGATTAGAACAAAAACAACGGCGCCCGCAATCAAGCCTTCCATGGTTTCAATGTAAAGGGAGCATTTCCCATGCGCAAGGTTGTCATCAGCGCCGGCCATTCCGCCAAGGTGCGCGGCGCGTCCGGCGAGCTTGACGAATATGACGAGAACGTCCGCGTCGTGAATCGGGTTTTTGAATTGCTTCCGCCGTCCGCCGCGGTCGCAAAATTTATCGATACGAGCAGTAGCACGCAAAACCAAAACTTGAATGCAATCGTCAACTTTCACAATTCCAAAACCCGCGATCTCGATGTGTCGATCCATTTCAACGCTGGCGGCAATGATGGTCCGATGGGCACCGAGGTTTTATATGTGACGGAAAGCACGGCGCATGGGATAGCGACGGCAACTTCCGCCGCAATGGCAAGCGTGGCCGGATGGCCTAATCGCGGCGCCAAGAAGCGAACCGATCTGTTCTTTCTCAACAATACCGAAAAGCCCGCGATCCTGATCGAGGTTTGCTTTTGCGATAGCGCAAGCGATGCCGCAACCTATAACGATATTTTCGAGGAACTTTGCGAAACCATCGCCGAGGAAATCGCCGATATTGCAGTAACGCCGGAACCCGGCCCGGGACCGGAACCTGAGCCTGAGGTCGCGACCGTCGAGATCAAAACCACCGGCAAGGTTCGCATCATCATCAACGGGGAAGAGATTGCGGCGCCGAGCGAGCCCACTATCCCGGCCAACCAAACCGATATTATCGCTACGGAGTTTGGCGGTCCCAACGATCCGAACAATTCCGCCTATAGTCCCTATGGTCCATTGCTCGGCGGGTTCTATGTGGCGCTGCCGGCACGGTTTGAACAAACCCCACGCCCAAATGTGATCGTGGTGAACAACGCCACCGGCGCGAGTGCAACCGCAAGCGTGGAAGATGTCGGGCCCTGGAATACGCAAGATCCGTATTGGGAAACAGGAACCCGACCACAGGCCGAAAGCGGAACCGATATGACGGGCCGTCAAACCAACGGCGCCGGAATTGATCTCTCCCCCGATCTTGCTGACGCAATTGGCATCGTCGGCAAGGGCAAGGTTGATTGGTATTTCGAGCCATTAACCTCATGAGCAAGTCATTTCGCGATGATTGGCGGATCGGAACCGCGTTAATTGTCGCATTGTTGGGGCTTGGCGTTATCGGCGGCGTAATTGTCTATTTCATGTCACCCGCACCGGCGCAACAGGTGCCTATGCCCCAAGCCTCGCCGCTCGATATGTATGCCGATATTCCCTTCGATCCAATGTTACTTGAAATTGACAAAGCGGCGTTGACGCAAGCCTATCACGATCAGGTCAAGCATTTATTTGATGTTTGGATGAGAGGTCAGGCGCAAAACACCAGGGAAGCGACAGCCGGTTTCAAAATTGCGCGCCGCGCTTATTCCCTTGCGGCGGCGCAGATTGCAAAACGTGAAGCGCAACCAGGGAGCAAACAGCCATGACGCGCGGTCTAATCTTTTGGGTGCTGATGTTAATATGGTTCGTGTTTGGAATGCTGGTCGCGGTGGCGCCGGGCGTGCTCGGCGGCTACACGCACATTGGAATATTCGGAAATACGATCCTGCTGTTCATCCTGTTCCTGCTTTTGGGCTGGCAGGTTTACGGACCACCCGTGCGAGGCGGATAACCGCGAAGCCTAGCAATAGCAATAGCAATAGCCACGTTGCGGGCTCGGGGACGCTTGTGGCAACGCCGCGAATATAGACGTCCTCGATTGGCGGCCAATTCGTAGTCGCGGCAGTCCACGTGATGGCAAGCGCCGCAATATCGCCCTGCACCGGCTGTGCGACCTGATAAAGAAATGAGAACCCGCCGAGCGTTTGGCCGGGATGAAGCGTGCCGTTTGTCCAGCCATAATTGTAAATGATATCTCCGACGCCATTCGGCTGAATCATGCCGCCGGGAGACCAGCCGTTGTCGCTAAGGTAATGCCAATAGGGTTGCGCTGGTTGGGGCAATCCCACCGAAACATCGAAGGCAAATATATCGCCATAATTGGCGATGGGGCTCGGCGACAGATTGTTGGTAATGCTAAAGCTATAGACCCAAGCGCCGGGCGAACCGGAAAGCGTATAGGTAACGTCGATTAGGCTCATTTGGTTTTTCCTGTTGCTTTCTCAAGTTCGCGCATACGCGGCCAATGGCGGTTATCGAGGGCGGCGCGCAGGCTCTCGCGGTAATCGTGCGGAATGACTTTCCAAGTTGCTTCGAGCTTCACGCGATCGCCCGACTCGGCCGCGGCCGCTAGTTCGCTGTCATATTTCATCAGGGTTTCGGTGAAGCCCGTTGTATCGGCCGAATCATCCTCGACGCGTGACTCCTGCGAGAACGATTCGGCCGCTTGCTCCGGTTCAGAAGCAAGATTCCCCTCTTGGGAATCATGTTCGTCGATATCCGGATAATTCCGGCGCGGCGTAATATCGCGAATTGGTCGCGTCGGAATCTTGTCCTCGTCCTCGAATTCATCGGGCGAATAAACCCCAAGCATCAATTCCGGAACGTGACGGCGCGCCCACATGCGGGCGCCGAAATAGAATAATTGTTGATCGGGTTGGGTTTGCCAGACCGGGTTTTTGGTTCTGGCTTTTTTTATGTCTACCTCGATCTCGCGCGGCTCGGTTTCACCTTGCAGGGTTCCGAAGATGAGGGCCTTGCGGTCATCGCCTTGCCCGCTATAGCGAACGTCGAGGCGCTCGCGCAGGTTTCCCTTGGCATTGATCACCGCGGCGACCAACTTGCCGGAATGCATGAGGCGGCCATTGATCACGCTGCATTCCTGCGCCACCGCGAATGGGTCCATTTCCCACCGCATGGCTTGCTGGATCACCATCAGGCAATCGGCCGGGGATTTTTGTAGCTCGCGCGGCACCAGCCTCGCGCCGGCCATCCATTCGGCAAGCTTGAACATCTGATCACGCGTTTGCGGAAGTGCGAGGGTCATGATCTCGTTGCTCATAAGCGCCTATCCATGGAAAAGTGTTTTAGTGTTCCGCCCGCATCCCATTCTTGCGCGCCATCATCCAAGCCCACGCGCAACCAAGCCGGGTCATTATCGTCCATAAGGTTAACGTTGCCGCCCAACGCATCGAGCTTTGCCAGCCATTGGCGACGGTGTTCCTGCTGCATGAACGGCGAAAGCTTGTTGAATTCTTCCGTCGTAAGCTCATCAGTGTCGGCCATTGCTCGCCCAATATTTCGAACTAGCCTCGATCGCGGTTTTGCGTTGTTGCATCGTGCCGACATGGTTGCGGAGATCATCACGCAAGGCCTTTAAGACCTCGGTAAAGGCTTCCTGCTTATCGATCATGTCGGTTAGCCGCATGATCCAGAGTGCGCTAATCGAGTCGTTCATCATATCAATTAAATCCCTCGATATAGGCGCGCACGCCTGCCTTATCGCCGAGCGCGGCCGATTGCATCGCCGGCATGAACAACAAGTCGGCCTCGGCGCGGTGGTCATATTTCATCATGTCGTGCGCCATAGAAACGACGGCCGAATCGAGCTTGCCCTTTTCCAGATAAAGCAGCGCGCGGTCCTTGGCGTTTCTGACGTATTCGGTACGGGTCAAGGTGAAGCTCCCGGTTATGGTTCCGTGCAAGGTGTTGCCGGTTTTGACATAGACCGCGCCCTGAACGGTCGCGTACAACAAGCCAAGATCGAACGGAAACCAACGCGAATAGAGGATCGAGGCGAAGCCCGTCGTATAGGCGCCGATATAAGGAACGCTCGCCGGTCGCTCGATATAGGTATCCATTAGGCGCATACCCAAGCAACGATCGCGGAATATCCAGTTGTAGATAAAGAATGTCGCGATCAGCGATGCGCGCCATGATTCGACGTCGGGCATGATCAGATAAAGCGGGATGCTAGCACCAATCATCAGCGAAAAGTTGATCATTGAGGCGCCGGCTTTAAGGCTCAACGGAGTTGCCATTTATGTCTTTCTCTGGCGGTAGAGCGGGCCGAGCACTCGGATAATATCGGTGCCATCACCACCTAATTCTGTGCCATCAATGATGGCGTCCAACTCCTCGGCCGTCACCGGCTCGAATGTCTCATCGCAAAACTCGCAGGCTTTTTGCGCGGCCCTGAGTGTTTTGTTTTGTTCTTTTAGCTCCTGCACCGCCGCCAACAGGTCGCGGATCAACGGCCCATGCGGCCAAGTATCATGGAAACAAGCCTCTGCCCGCTTGCGCAAGTCGTCTAGGTCCGTCATGTTTTCCTCTGGCGGTAGAGCGGGCCAAGAACCGCAAAAACATTATTCACGGCTACATCGTTCAAACCCGATGCTATCGCCAACATATCGGCCGTCACCGGCTCGTAATGCATATTATGTGCATCAAGGCATAAGTCTCGCCACTCCTGCACCGCCGCCCACAGGTCGCGGACCAAAAACATATCCTCGTAGTGGTGAAAACGCTCCACCCGCCTGCGCAAGGCATCTAGGTCGGTCATCGCCGCGCCGTCACGCCGAGCCATTGGCCAAGTTTGAATTGGAGCGCGGCACCGACCTTCTTCAGCAGGTGCCGCGCCTTTGGCAATGCGAGCCATTGCGGTTTCATCGGGGGAGTCCCTTAACCGCGCCGGGGCGGCTTATATGCCAAAGCTCGTAGGCGAATGATCACGAGCGCGATTTCCTGTTCGGTCATCAGTTTGGGGCGAGCGGCCGCCGCCGGATGTTCTCGCTCATCCGACGACGGCCGGCCCGGCCGAGCTTTAGCGGCTCCCAAAGTTGGCCGGGTTTTCATGACGTTTTGTCCTCCGACAGAGTCATATCTATTTCGGTGTTTCTAATAATCGCCGCCGCCTCGCGCCAAGCTCCGGCTTCCGCAATTATGATAGCTTTCTTGGTCTTTTGGGAAACCAGCATGTTGGTGGACTTGGCGATAAGTACGTCCGCGCGTTCGTTGAAATGCTCCGCGATATCATCCAAGCTCTTGGCTACATATCGCGAGTGCATCACAGGCTCCGCTCGATTGCGTGCAGACGGTTTTCGATCTCCGTGAGTTTGCGCAACAGGTCCGCTTTCAACTCTTGGATTTGATCGCGCACGGTTGCCTTACTGCGGAACGTCGTCATTGCGGTACGCTCTTTTGCTGCGGCCGTCTCTTCTGGCGCGGAGAGCGCGTCATAGCCTTCACTTTCCATGGCCGGCACCGTTGAGACGCGCGACAAAAGCCTCGGGGTTATCTTGTCCGGCGGGATCAACAAAGCGCGAGACGAGTCCGCGCTCACCATCAAATTTGACGAAATACTGTTCATCAACATCTGATGTATAGCCTTTGATTGTTGCTTTGCCTTCGATGATGAATCGACCGCCAAGCGTGCAATTAAAGACCGTCACCTTGTCGTTGATGTCGAAGGTATGCATCACAGCACCCCGACCGCGAGAGCGACGACGAAGACCACGAGCAGCATGGCGGCTTCGATCAGCACAAGTTCGGCAAGATCGACGGCGCCGCGTTTGATAGTATGGAACATTTGAGACTCCCCTATTGCGATGGGGCCGAATGTGCCAAATAGTCACCGGCTAGTCAAGAGGGCTCCTGTGGACAAGGTTAACTATTTCTTTTGCGCCGCACGCAGGCGGGCCTCGACATTCAGGACTCGTTGTGCGGCGCGCTGCGATTCGGCCAAGCTGCCCTTGAGAACGTCAAATTGGCGCTGAAGTTCATTGGATTGGGTTTGAACGGCGGCGCAAATCGCCTTGGAATCGGCGATCGCCTTGTCGGTCTCCTCGATAAGCCCCCGCAACGTCGGGTTATCATTCCATTCGCCGAAGTTTTCCTTGCGGACGGTTTCGACCCAAGCGAGGGATAATTCTAGATCGCGGGCGACATGGTCATCACTCCAGCCGTCCTTGTACCCGGTTGACTCGCTTTCATAGACTTCTTCCAACTTCATATAGATCAGACGGCGGGCTTCGCGGGTGAGCGGCGCAGCGTGGCCGTTGGCTTTTGGGATCGGAACTGATTGGGCGGGCGGAAAGTCTGAAGTTCGATCGGGGGCGGCAGCGGCGGCCGTAAATTGAATGAGCTTTGAAGGCGTTTCGGATTTAAGTTTATCTACTCGGCAATCACAACAGAGATCGTCTCGCTCACGTTTGCCGATGGCCCAACCCCTTTCTTCGAATTTGCGTTGCGTTCGTCTTGCAAGTTGCTCATCATCATGCCCGGCGCCGGATGATTGTTGGGTGTTCATTTGCACCTTTTCGGTACGCCGGCAGAGGCTGCATTGGACCCGGTAAGCGCGAATATACTTACCGTCGATCGTGATTCTGTCGTGCGCAAAATATCGCTGTGACATGGTAGCCGCTCCTATATGTTTGCGTCGAGTTGCTTCGGCTTGGGAAGCTTAGGAGTACCGTGGTTGTATCGGGTCACGAGCAGGTATTTGATTGCCTCATGCAATTGACCACCCTCATTCTGCACGCGCACGCGGGCCGCGACGATCAGACTGCCGGGCGTGTATTTTTTGATCATGACCTGCTTCACACGTCCCCAATTCGCAGCCCCATGTTGCAGCAGGAATATGCCATAGCCTTTAACGATCGACGCGTGGACGGCGTTAGGATCGTTCACGCCCCATGATGCTTGAATAAGTTTGAGGGTATCTTGAAGAGTTTGGGCGCCGCAGCGCGTATAGACGTATCTAAGGGCTTCGACGCAGCCGATCACTTTGGGGATGCGCGCGCTGTCAATGCGATAACCGGCGGCACGGATAATCTTATCGATTTCAACCTCGGTCTCGTATTCGCCTGTGCGCCTGATCTTAAACGTGTCGATTGGCCGGACGGATTTCCGGTTGGAATTGATGGCGTCAAATAGGACGGCGGCGCGGGCCGGATCAACTGCGTCGAATACTTCGCAAGGTACTTTCATATCCTGGCCAAATTTTTCTTCGACCGCAGCGCGCCGATGTTGGCCGTCGATGACGTGATAGATTCCATGTCCATTAGGGAGAGTAACGGCGAGGACGCCGAGCATATCGTCATCGAAGTTTGCTGCGATTGCGCCAGCGGCTGTTTTATTAAGCGGCCGTTGCGATTCCTTCCAGATGGTCGAGAGATTCTTAACCGGGATATATTCAATGCTCTTCTGCCGCATCTTGTCCTCCCTGTTCTAGCTTTACGATGATGGCCCAAATGAATTTCCTGGCCTCACGCAATTCGCTGGCGAATGCTTTGACTTTCTCGGCGGACAATTGCGGGACAGCCACATCGGCGCCCTGTTCGCAGGCTTCCGAGATCATCACGACAGTGCGTTGAAACGCGTCGAGTTTGCGTCGTTGGGTGTTATTCATGGTTCATCGCTGCGGCGACGGCGGGCAACCGTTGCTCGGTAGCCAAACGTGACAAGCGGCCACAGGCGTGTCAAGTAGGTCGTTGCATTTCGCGGACAATTAGCCACAATTGGTGAACAATGGTAACGATGCAGCAATTGATCATTGAGGCGATTGCGCGCTCGCGGGAAGCCGGGGTGCCGATGGTGCGGCTGTGTGCGATTGTGCAACGGCATCGCGAGATGCGGCGCCTCGATGCGCCCAATGATCCGGAATTGACGGTGCGGGTATTAGTCAACCGGATCAACCGGGAGGATCGGCGCATTGCGGATGCGCGCGGCGGCGATCGGCGCTATCGCCTGATCGTTTACGATGATATCGCAAAATCGGTGAGGGCCGGGTTTGCGGCGATCCGGGAGCGCAAGGCCGCGGGCGGCAAAGGCTGGGGCGAATGATCAGCCGGGAGTTCACCGACCAAGAAAAGCTGCGCTGCCTTGAGCGGGAAATCGAGATGCGGCGCAAGGTTTACCCCAATCGGATTCGGCAAGGGTTAATGAGCCCGAGTCACGCGGAGCACGAAATAGCATGCATGGAAGCGATCGCGGCGGAATATCGCGCAAGAATTCAGGGCGACATGTTCGCATGACCCTCGGCGATTATATATCGCGCAAGAAGATGACCGATGAGCGGTTTGCCGAGTTGGTGAGTTGCAATGGCGAGATCACGGTTGATCGCTCGACCATTACCAAGCTTCGGGGCGGCTCGCGACGTCCGTCGTGGAAACTAGCAATGCGGATTGCGGAAGTGACCAATGGGGCGGTTAGTCTCGAAGAGTGGGCGCGCGATTTATGAGCGAGCATGCGGTAATCTGGCTTGAGCCATCATGTGACAAATGTTGCGGCGAGGATCGACTTTGGTGTCAAGATAATGTTTGGGAGGACGGCTGCGAGGAATGTGGTGCGCCAGCCATTAAGTATGCGCTATGCAAGAGCGACCAGCTTATAGGCGACGACCGCGGCTAGCCGAGCAAGCCATTCAGCGCGCGGTGATTGCGCATCTCAAGGCGCGCGGCGTTCCGGGGCTGTTCTGGTTTCATATTCCGAATGGCGGCAAGCGTCCCGAGCTTGATGGCGCGATCCTGCAAGGGTTAGGCGTCAAGCGCGGCGTTCCGGATTTATGCTTGCTGCACAAAGGGCAAGCATACTTTCTTGAACTAAAGGCCGAGAAAGGCGTTCTAAGCCCAGAGCAAGTAAAGACAATGCATTACATTTGGCTTGCAGGCCATGCCGTAGAGGTAGCATATGGATTGGACAATGCCCTTGCCATATTGGAAGGCTGGCGACTTTTGAAAGGATCTAGTGGATATCTCCCGCTTATGGCGCCGGTCATGACGAATCACTCTTGACAGGGTTTTCTGGCACGCCTGATGCTACGCGGGCGCGGTTCCCCAAAGAAAGAAAGAAAGCGGCGAGCAAGCGGAGCGCAACAGCGCGAAGCGCAGCGAAGCGAGCCGCGGGCAAAAAAGTCTAGGCCTTGCCCCGTGGTAAAGCCTTGGAGAGTCTTTCCATCGGGCTGTGGATAACTTCCGCGCGCGGGTTCATAAAATGGCCGATTATTCCCAGCTAAGTGACGCAAAAAAAAAGGAATATTGGTCCGACGAGAACCACAAGAAGCGCATGGAAGGCTACGCGCGGATATTCCGGAAAAATCAAACAATGTCGGAGATGGACGCGGCCGATGAGGCTTGGTTTAAGGATCGAGCCGAGCGCCAGCGAGGATCGGATAAGAAGCCGATCCGCCCACTGCAGACGCGCAAAATCCAGATGCCGGATTTGACCGACGTCCATGACAACGACGAAATTCCGTTCTGATAATCTCGCGGTGGCTTGACAGCCGCGTGACGCGCGGTCACCGTTGGGGCATGTCATGCACGATCGCTTCACGGCGGCAAACCAAAGCCTCGCCCGCATTGCCGACGTTCCCGGCTCTTGGCATATCCTGCGGGTGCAAGCCGGTTACGAGTGCATCGTGGCTGATCGCTTGGCTGATCGCCGCTTTGGGATCTATTGCCCGCAATTGGATTTGTGGCGCCCGGGCCGCGCGGTTATCCTCGATCGCAGGCTTGCGCTGTTTTCCGGATATTTGTTCACCTTCCTTTGGGGCCTTGGTGATAACCTCCCACGCGTCAAGCAATGTCCGGGTGTGCATGGCTTCCTTTGCAAGCCCGATGGTGAACCCGTGCTGGTTTCGGATCGCATCATCAAACAAATCCAAGATGCCGAGTTTGAGCTTTACGTTGCGGCTTTGCCGCGCGCATTCTTTCGCAGGCGAAAACGCCACGAGCAATGGACCATCACAACATGGCGCTCGCCTGATCACGGATTTGCCAACCCGGATCCGGTCGCCCGCATCAGCGCCTTGCATCAGGCATTAGGCTTATGAAAATTCGCGATACTGGCCTAACAAACAATCCGCGCGAAGTGCGCTCAATGTTGATGGCGCTATTGCAAGATATGCCGATGGGACGTCCTACATTGCCGGTTGCGCAACTCGAGACATTGAGCACGCACGAAAAGTTATTCTTGTTGGCAACATGTTGCGCCAGCACGATCACTGAGGTTGTTTGGTTTATGTCCGGCGATGATCTGCTAGAGGCGCGCGAGGGAATCGATGCGATCGTGCAAGGGATCAAGGACGATCTCGCCAGCAGAGCGGCTGGTAAATGAGCGTGACCATTGTCGACGTGATGAAGGAAATGGGCGTTGAGCCCAACAATGAACTTTGCTGGCGCGTTGGCGCATTAGCGCGCGCGGCCTACGAATGGCAATACGGCGTGGAACCGCCCAAGCACTTGCGTCCGAAAACCAACGAGCGCGGCTCGCACTGCTTCGCGCTCTATCCCGAGGAAATGAAGCCGCGGATTCGTCTCATCATCGAAAATCAACATCATGAGCAAAAACGCCAAGGCGACCTATTCGGAAATGTGTCTCCCGATGGGCGAACTGATGATCCGAAGCATCGGCCTAACGCCGGATGAATTGCTCCGCGAATTGCGCGCCGGGCGATTGAGGGCGCACGGTCCTCCGGATGTGTTCTTACGCTCCAAATTTGACCTGGACGAGTTTACCGTTTCGGAAGAAAACCTATTTGCTTGGATTCACGATCCTAAAACGCCGCGCAAATTGATCCATAAGGTTTGCAACGCCAAACCGATGATGCGTCCCCAATGACCGATTCTTGACAAAGTTCCGTTTTTGCCGGAAAAGCGCTATCGCTGGTGGATGGCGGCTTGAGGGATACTAGGACTCGCCTATTCGTCCATTCAGGGGATTCCGCCCGTTGTCATCGGCGCCGAATTCAGCCAAGCTCGCATGTTGGTTGCTTCAAGGGACCGATCCGGAGCGTGCATGACAACCGATCCGGTGGTGGAGCGGACGGCCGTCACTTGGACTCCCACAGAGAATCAAGGCGCATGGCGGCCGTCCAACCCGGTTTGTGACACGTGAAACATGCCAACAAGGGGGCAGTCCGGATTCCCACGCCTAAGCCCACGTAAACGTGGATACTCCAGGAGATGGGATCGGGAAAGATACCGATACCTGCAAGCCAATCCCCTATGCGTCCTATGTGCCAAGCGTGGCTATGTGGCGTCAGCACGCGTGGTTGATCACATAACACCACATGCCAGTAATCCTACATTGTTTTGGGACATAACTAATTGGCAAGCCTTATGTATTCCATGCCACAACATGCATAAGCAGAGGCAGGAGCACCGCGGCTACCTGCCCACTATGGACAAAGACGGTTGGCCTAGTGATGTGAATCATCTAGCCAATACACGGCACGCCTTGCCTGCCATCCCCCACCCGAGTAGAAAAAAATTATTTTGAAATATCGGCGGGGGGAATAAAACCATTTTTGGCCGCGCGAAATTGGAC